AGGTCCATATTGAATATGGCCCTCGCTGATCCCATTTCATTCAGTGTGGCCCCGATTGTTCGTGTGCGCGTGTACCCCGGCCTCCTCATCAGCTTGCGCCCGGCTTTTTGAACCATCGACATGAACTCGTTGCGCGGCATGGCCTCCAGGTAAGCCTTCTTTTCAACCAGCCACTTCACCGGCCCCTGTTCTTCGATGGCACGATTAACACCGGCAAGCGCCTCATCTCTCGTATTAGCATGGTGTGGCCAGTATTCGTGCCCCTGTTTCTGCTCAACACCAAAGGCGCGGTCCTTTAGTATGAACCCCTCCTCAAGTTTCTTTGCCTGCTGGATGTCCTTGAACGTCTTGAGCAGGTCGGCGGCTTCCTTCTCGTTGGGGGAGAGCGCATTGAACGCATCCCGAAATGCAGCTTCGTTCTTTGCGTACTCGCCCGTCTTGACCATCTCATCCATGTGCGTTACGAGCGCGATGTTTTCAGCAATGCTCTGCTGCTTCAGTTCGATGGCAGAAATCTCGCGCTGGATGCGAATGGAGTCACGATGAAGCCGCTTCACTTCACGGTCGAGGATTGCTTCCTCGCGGGTCTTGAAGTCCTTTGTCAGAAGTCTTGCCGCCGCCTTGCCTTCCTTCGCAGCGTCAGCCGCAGCCCGGTTAAACGCCTTCTGGTTCGCACCGACCGCAGCACGGGCGCGCTCCTTCTTTGTGGCGGTGTCGATAATCTCCTTGTTCGGGCGGATGTTCCACTTGTTGCCACGAAGCGTATTGGTCGTGCTGGCGTGGAGAGCGTTAGTGGCCTCCTCATGCGCGGCCTTCAGCCCCGGAATCTTAGCGCGAAGATCAACCTCTTTCGCAGCAAAGCGGTCGATGTTCTTCTCTATCTTAGAGTACGCCTTCGCTCTCTCTCTGCCCTTCGCGGCTTCAATCGCGCTGAGAATATCTGGGCTGCTCTCAACAGCGGAAATCTTGGCCTCTATCAACTCGGCCTTCTTCTTAAGCCTGGCGTGGCGATTGGTAAGGTCGTCAATGCTTGACTTGTACTTCTTGATGACCTTCTGTGGGTTGGCGATCCTGCGTACCGGAGCCTGATCTACAGTCACATAGATATGCTCCATGCGCTTCGGGTCGGGTACGAGTTCAACGGCACGCTTGGTGTACTCGGACTGCGGGATGTTAGCGATAGCATGTAGTTCCCCGGCGTGCTCTCTCTTGAGTTTGGCAAACCCCGGCACTCCCATCTTCTTCAAGTGGTATGCCTGATTGAACGCCTCGCCAATACGGCTACCAGCTTCCTTCAAGAACTCTGCCGTTTCCCTCGTTGGCCGGGTAAGCCCCGCTATTTCATCGGCACCCTTGAACAACGCGGAAACCTCGCCGACAGCGAACTTGGTGGCGACCCTCGCCGGGATGTTAATGGGGAGCGACATAGATGTTGGGGCGAGAAGATCAAGGGGCTTTCCAACTTCATACGTCATCATTAGCGGTGTTCTGCCAGGAATGGGTATTGGGGGGACAACCCCCTTCATCCCCTGCATCGCCTCTGAATACTTCGTCTTGTCCTTCCATCCGCCAATAGCAGCCTTAGCGATTCCGATTGGGTCTGGTTTTTGCGGATTGGTGATGGCGTGCCCTATGAACGTCTGCCCTTCCTTGTCGGCCTGCGCCGCTGCTTCCTCAACCTTCGCACGCTCGTACTGGATAATTCCAGCCGTAACCCCTTCGATATGATTAATCGCGTTCTCAATCTTTTGCAACCCACGCAACGCCTGCTTCTGAGAAAACTCCTGCCCCTTTCTGACTGCGCCAATACGGGGCTTGGGGTCAACCAGCTTGGCTTCTTCCTTTCGGATGAAGTCCTCAACCTGGGAACGCTTCTTACCACCCGTGTTGGTCTGACGGATTTGCTGCTTAGTTCCCTCGGATTGTGCGCGCAACTCGTTCTGGATGCGCAGCAGTTCTTCGTCGCTGGTAGCCATTTACCGCCTCAAGTATTGAGAGACAGGAAGGTTCTTCTTCGGGCTTCCAGTGGGGAGTCCGGTATCCCTGTATGCAGAACCAAGCTGGCTCCCTGGGGATGTCAGCCTGTCGATCAGAGCGTATGCCTGCTCTCTTGTGATAGCCCCCATTCCAACCAGAGAGCCGAGCACATTAAGAGAAAGCCCCCCTGCCTTGACGGGTATTTTAATCCCAAGTGCGGAGGAAACGGCGTCCACATCTTCCTTGCTGAATAGCGGGGATGCTGTGTCATCAATCCCGAACTCTTGAGCCAGATTGGCAATCTCCATTCTGGACACAACGATGACAGCGGCCTTCTCCGGTGTAATATTCTGGCGAGCAGCCGTAACCGCAACATCATGTGCCAAGCTCTTGTCGATTACCTCGCCCGTAGTCGGGTCTATCGGCGGGGTGGTGGCCCCAACCATAGGCTGTTGAAACTCACCGCGATTTTTGCTGGTGTTGTTGTAGTATGCGAGCCAACCAGACTCGAAGTTCTTTACGTCCGTGTTGATTTTTGCCTCATCTGGAGCCTGCGGGGTAAGCATGGGCCTCCCATTAACACGCTCGTACTCAAGAAGCGCAGAGCCGCCTTCAGGGTCTTGGCGGAACGCATTGATTCTGGCATTGAAATCATCCGGGCTCGCAACTTGACTATCAGGCGAAAGACCATATCTAAGATTCAGAGCCCTGGTCGCCTCGGTGATGTCCGCGCCGCCCTTGCTCCCCCCTGTCTGGCGCTGCTGGATTTCGTGAGCACGCTCAACCTTCCCTGCCTCGGCCTGCGACTCAAGATAAGCCTTTGCATCTTCCGGCGATACCTTCGCCGCCCTCGCATAGATGTCAACGATTGCAGGAGTGATGGGCGCTCCACCATAGGCTGACTTCTCAAGACCAGAGATTGTCTTGAGCCGCTTGTCATCTTCCTGCGTAAGCGTGTGCTCAAACATAGCCTGTTGCTCGCCGCGTGACCGCGCCATCTGGTCCTGAGCCCTGAGAAGGTCCATCTCCTGGCGCTGTTTAGTCTGCGCCGTCTGGCTCTCTCGCGCATACTGCGCCCGCTGATCACGATCCGCTAGGAACCGCTGGAGGAATTCATGCGCAAACGACATCGCGCCCTGTCCAACCGGGAACTTATCAACCCCTGTGTACTGTGGCATCTATCTCATCTCCTACTCATAGCGGTACTGGTTCTCAAAGTTCCGACTGTTCGTGGCCTGTGATGCGGCAACTCCCGCCGCCACCGCCGGGCCAGCCCCCGGAATAAGCGCCGCTGCGACTGTTCCCGCCGTCCCAAGTATCCCCATGAACGCATCCCTGAATGACAGGTCGCTTTGCAACTGTTGCTGGAAGCGCATGATGTCCTTCTGCAACTCGGCCTCGTACCCCATCAAGTCAATGCGCCTGAAGAAGTCGAACTCCTTGTTAATGAACGCATCACGCTGTTGCTGCATGAGCCCGTACAGCGTGGTCGAGAAGTTCTGCTGCGCCTGCATCGTCTGGCCCTGCAACTGCGCCTGCGTGCTGTTCTGGAGGGACGCCCCAAGCCCACCCCGCGTCGAGTCAATGCCTCGGCGCTGAAGGAACTGGCTGACCGTGGCCTGAGTTCCGCGCTGCGCCAAGCCCTGTGCCGTCTGCGACTGGATGCCGAACGCGCCAAGCAAAGCCTGCCGGTACTTCTGAGCCTCAGCGTCGTACCGGGCAAGGTCACGATTGAACCGCGTGTCTCGTGCTGTACTTTTTAGGCCGATGGACGCATTTGGGTCCAATTCATCTGGACCGGCCCCATACTCAACCCAAGTGTTGGTATCGGTGTCATACCAGATGTCATACGCCTGGCCATTCCTGGTCCCTCTTCTGCGTTCTACAGCCATGTTTATCCCTCAATCCTGACTTCAAGGTCAGCATCGGCGCTGGTCTTGAGAAATATGCTGTCCCGTGTGCGGGGCTTGTACTCCCACCAGCGAACATCTGATTTCGGTGCGACCGAGACGTGTCGCGGCACGCGCCCCAGGTTGTGCCTGATCTCCGTCCCGGTCTGCACCACTCGCGTTGCAACGATTCGGGTCTTGTATTTGAGCGCCCGATTTATACGCGAGTCCATCTCCTGCAAGTCCTCGTTGAGCGCGCCGAGGAACCCGCGCTCTGTGTCGCTGATGTCCTCATGCCCGCCGCTGATTCTCTGATATAGCCGCGTTCTCATTACGCCACCGGACCAAGTACCGTAAGATGAATGATGATGTCCCCGGCGCTGGCAGCAACGCTAAACCGAATATTCACGATGCAGCCCGTCTCGGTTATCTCTGTCACATACTTCGCAGCAAGAACGGTTGAAGCGCCAAAGCATGTCGGGGAATCAGTTTCTTCAATCTCTATCCCAACAACTGTCGGAGGAGACTCGAACGTGGTTGAGCCATCAACCCCATCCCCACCACCCCAGTCTATGTTGAGGGTCTGCACTGTCGTAGCCGTTGTAACGCTCATAACCTTATGCACACGAACAAATCTAAGCCCGCCCGCCCCAACATTCGTATAGTCGGGGCCGTACTGGATAGCCTTGACACCCGAGTTTGCCTTCGAGTAGTCAACCTTCGCTTCGATGACAGAATCAGAAGCAAGCTTGTTTGCCGTCACAGCCCCGGTGGCAATCTCATCCGAGTCAACCGCGCCGGTTGCAATGTTCTCCTGCGTCAGCCCGTTAATGACGGCCCTAACGTCATTGAAGTTCTTCATTACCTGAGTGCCAAGCGCCGTAGTCCCATCGGGCAGGGTCGTGTAGGTGTAGTTAAGCGTGCTCATCGTGTGCCTTCCTTCGGCTCATAGTAAATCGTGATCGAGTGTATCTTCACCGGGTCATATATATTGATGCCCGATATGATGGGCCGGATGGACTTCCCCACCGGAAGCGTATCCAGGTTGCGGGTAAGAGCGATGCTCGTTGAACCCTGCAAGGAACTGCCCCAATTCTTCTCGCCCCAATTCCCCTCGCCCCAAATGAGCGTGTCATCTGAAACAGGCGGGTCAAGGGTCAGCGATGTGCCCGCTGCGCGGCTGTCGTACTTGTTGTCAATCAGAATGTCCAGCGTCAACGGAACCTGCGAGGAGGCTTCAACGATAATCTCCTTGAACTTCTTGTCCATGAACGGTGCTCCGCCATCAAGGAACCCGAGGTCCGCAGAGAAGTCAATCTTCTGCGAATCTCCGTATGCTGGTGTAACGAAGCCCTCCAGAAATCCACTTTCCGCGCGCTGTACCAGTGGCGTACTGGCAAGCATTGTCCCGGTGTTGTCCTCAAGTCCCCACAGCGTATAGGACTGAACATCCGCGTCCCTGACTTCCAGAGCGACGTTGACGCCACGTTCCAGTACCCCCATCGTCCACGTTGCAGTGCCGAAATTGTAGGTCATGTAGTGCCGATTGTATGCCGAAGTCGTACCGTTCGGGTCGGTGTAGAAGATCGTGTACTCGCGTTCCTTCGAGTTGTAGACCGCGCAGGCACTCGTGCGCCGGTTGTTCGGGATACGCTCAAACGACTTCTTGACCTTGTGAGCCGCAAGCGGCCTCGGGGCCGTTCCGTCATAGATGTACGGGCCACGGTTACTGAGCCATGCAATCCCGCCGTCTACTTCGCAGATCGTGTTCGGTGCGATGCACCCCACGTTCGGGTCGATCAGTTGCACCGAGATGTTGGGGATGCCGAAGTCCAGTTCGTCGTCACCGCCGAGGACGGCGTACATCTTGTTCGCCTTCCACGCGAGCAACACCTGGTTCCGCCATGAGCGTATCCCCGTGATTTCGTCCGGCTCACCCGCTCCAACCGGGAAGGTGCTCTCGGGGAAGAACACCATCGGTTCGGTACCGTTGGCCTCGAACGCGGAGAACGCAATCAGGTCCGGGTAGTACGTCCACTCGGTTTCGTTGTTCCCCTTGATGGATGGGGATGTCATCCACAGCCGTCCCTTGTGGAGCGTCATGTGCTTGGAGCGCGGTGGGGACGTTAGCGGGGGCTTCCGCATTTGCTTCTGGAATATAGAGCCGTCATCCTCGAAGATAACCGGCCCCAACAGCGGATCGTATGTGGTCGCACGGATTGAATCCATTGACACACTACCAACCCAAAACGCCGAGTATGCGTTCCCGTCATACGGGTAGTCAGAGAATGAATCCAATGGTGGAGTGCGATAGAAGTTTATCGCGCTTACATATGGCGGTATCCTGCTGAGCCAGTAATCGTTCGGTCTGAGGAATAGAACCTTGTTGTCAGACATTGAACTGAAAGCCAGATCAAACTTGGCATTTATTCCGCTGCCAGTCGTAGCAGTTTGCGATACCGGGTTGGTTGGCTCCGATGAGTTCAAAACGGCGTCGTATATCTCAACTCCGGTTACACCGCCTCCACCGTCTATGGAAGTAACATTGAGAATGGTGCCACCGGTAACAGTGACCTTGTCATTTACGGCGTGTCCAGAACCGGCAGTATCAATTCCAACGGACACGGCATAGAACGCAGCGTATATCGACAGGTCAACCCTGCTATACCAGAACGCATCTGCGTAAGTTGTTGCAGAAGAACCAGCGCGAGCAATAGTTGTTTCTACTGGGCCAGTTTCACCAAGAAATGTGTCACCGATAGACACGTCGAACGTCATGTAGTATTCAAACTTGCTATACGGGAGATAGCCCCCGCCTTCTCCGGGGGTCCACGCCGGGTCATATTCACCCTGCGTCCATGCCTTAATAAAGTTCTGGTTACCAATGAATACGTTTAAGTTCGGCCTCTCCACGCCGACCCCAGGCTCCCACGCAGCCAACTCGTACTCATCGGAGCAGAACAGCACGGAGTCGTAGAACTGCTGTGTCGCGGGGGTGCCCGTGATCGACACCACCTCATCGAACAGGCGGTTGTCGTCGGTGTCCGCGTACATCTTGCCGCGGCTAACCAGCAGCAGGCGCTTGTCGTTCGCAAGCGACATATAGCGGTGCAGCAGCTTGCACCCGTAAGCAAGCGGTCGGTATGAACGGTCATGCTCCCCGGTCTGCCCGAGACGGGATTCGAGCGTGCGGCCATCACGAAGCACCATGTTCTTCACCCCGGCAAGTTCTCCGGGGCGCAGGTGCGTCGGGTCCGACAACTCGTTCACCCCGTAGGGGAATCCGTCGAGGACGATCTTGGGTTCTGAATACCGGCTGACTGTCATCTGCGCCTCTGGTACACGTTCCTGATCTGGCCGCTGCCCGTCATATCCTGCTGGTGAACCATCGTCTGAATCTCGTTCATCTCATTGCGATACAGCGCCGCCATCTCAGAGAGAAGCTCCCGGTCCTTCCACTTCCTCGACAACACCATCGTTGCGTAGTAGCACACCGCCATGTGCGAGAACTCTGGCAACTCGCTGTAGTCATTGTCCTCGTCCATCTTGCTTGGACGCTGGATGTAGTGAATGGTAACGTCATAGGCCGCATCCGGCCACGGGCGGAACCATATATCGCCCCGCGTGGGGGCTGTCTGTGACGTGGAACCAAACCCGACTCCGTAGAAGCGCGGAAGCCCGCCCGTCACCGTGGCGTACAGCCGCTCCAGTTCATGGATGTCCTTCTTCTGCGGGTACGTCTTAACGGACCCGTCAAGGATAATGACATCCTGAATGGCGAGTAAATCATCGGGTAGCCCGTATCGACCTTCTATGCGCGGGATGTCGTTGTCATCCAGCGGGTCAAGCCCCGCATCGTCAAACGCTATCGTCTCCATATTGGCGAACGTGGTGAGGCACTTGGTTGCAATGGCCACATTGACGCACGCATTGTCCAACTGCGTGTTGATTTCAGTGTCCTTCACGCCATCCTCAACAGTCTCTCCAAGCAGCACCCGAACCGTCTCTCTCATCTCTCCGCGTGTCACTTAATCACCTTCTCGCTACCGCTTCCGGTTGTCTCAACCCACATCGAAGAAATCTCCATCGAGTAGGTTTCCGAGTAGACAGATGCAGCGGGCCTTGCAGTCAGCACGCACCTGGCCATGTTGTCCGTGGTGATGCTAACGGGTATCGGTGTAGACTCTATCTCTACAACCTGTGCCGTTGTGACGGATGGAACCTCGATGTACGAAATTGCGACCAATTCTCCGCTTGCGCTATCCTTGTTAAGCTGAATCAACAGGCCGGGATTTCCAACCCCGCCAATGTCAGACGACCTGATCCTGGCCTTGAACTTGATCGTTCGTATGGTGCCATTGAATCCAGCCGGGTCGTCCAGTTCAACCGACACGATTGCGTGAGAAATCGTGATGATGCCCGCGATTGTCGGCCACGTCTTGATGAACGTGTTGTCATCTTCATCGGCCAGCACATCCGAGTAGTTGGAATCAGACGGCTCAACCGTAAAGTACGCAAGTCCACGATCACCGTTCGGGTAGAACGCTACGTTGCCACGGAATATCTTCTTCTCCGTGTACGCGGGCGGTGGCACAAACGGAGGCGTGTACGACAGCGACCCACCATCAGTCATCGTCAGAATATCAGATTTCAAAAAGTCTCCGATGCGGTATCCAGCGTCGGAAATCTTGTCATTCGTTATGTACTCATACGAGTCAACGATGATTGTCGGCGTAACCTGAACCCCGTCATAAACCATTACTCCGGTATCCGTAACAGCCAGTTCATCGTCGCTACCATCGGAAAGCCACGACACGGTACGCGCTGGCGTCTCGGATATGTTCCCCGTGTTTATGGACTCGCTGCCGATTACGAGGAAATCCACCTGGGAGCCGATGTCGAGTGCCGCGAACTCAAGCACACCGGCGTCATTGGCCCTGAGCGTGCTCGAAGTCGTCGGCGTGAAGTCGTATCGAAAGTACGTCCCATTCAGGTCGGTTTCCGTCACATGGTAATACTGGTTTGGCACGAGGTTATGGACATAGTGCTTGTCGCTCGACCCGCCCTTGACCACGTAATACGATATGCCAACCGGGGCCAGCGCGTGGTTGGGCGTTGACCCGTCCTCCTCTGCGCTGAACACAACATGCACAAACGGGGTGGCCTGAATCGACACACCCTCCATAGAGGTCTGGTCAAATCCAAGGGCTGACTGATACTTGATTGCCCGCGTGGTGGTCGGAGCACTCTGCGTAGTTTCTCCCACCTCGAATGTGGTGCATAGCCGCCCGTACTTCTTAAACACGCTTTCAAGGCTTGTCGCCAGCGGCAGGGTGATTACCTCGCGGAAGCACTGCACCGTAAATCCTGGGGGGCTATTAAGGTCGGAATAGGTGGGCGACACACCATCATGGATAACGTACTTACGGAACATCACGCCGCTGGACGTGCGAATCTCCACCGTGTCGGTACCATTGGCGACCGGATCAGCAGCATAGTGCCAGTGCGCGTGGAACTCGCCACCATCTGTCGTGAATGGGCTGATGACACGCATACGGTCATAGGAAACCACGAAGTTTGTGGCGTGGTGGTGGAAGAACTCCCGCTGCGCAACGTCCGTAATCGGGTCGCCAATAGACGACTCCTGATCCGCCGGTGACAGAAGGGACCAGTAGGAGTTGTTCATGTCCACGCTTCCGTACACGTAATCACTGTCGATTTTGTGCCGCGTGATTTCAGCGTTTACTGCGTTTTCAAACCCAGGTTCTCTACGAAGTTGGATACCTGTTGCCTGCATCCATCCGCCAGGATAGTTTGATGGAACCCACAGGTATGTGTTGTGGAACTTGGTGTGCCACGGATCGCCGGATATACCGCCAGTTGCGAGTCCCTGTGGCTCTCCAAGAAGCCACCCGCCAAGCCTGCCACCGGGGCCGCCCTTGAATATCTGGATATGCCCCTGATCGTTGTGCTGGTGTCCCTGCGCAAAATGTACCGCTGATATGGTGGCGGATGTCCCGGTGCTACTCCATACGTTTCGGCTGTTCAGGAACCCGTTGCCAATAGAGAACCAGCCAAGACCAAGAGATAGGTATGCGTTCTCCTCTGCGAAATCCTCGCAGTACATGAGCATTTCACGGTCAGTGAAGTCATGTGCGTTCGCGCTGGTTTCATCAGTGAAGATGTTGTCCAGCCAGTATTGTCCCCACTTGCCAACCTGCGTGCCAAGCAATCCACCCACACAGAACAACATTTCCAGCCTGTTGTACGTGTGGACGGTGATATACTCATTGATCGTCGCTTCACCGAGACATATCTGGGCTGTGCTTCCGGGCTGCGTCTCGTAGTACATATACTGCACGATGTCGGATGCGAACCCGAAGTTGTCGAAGTATGGCTGACCAGCCGCATTTCGCAACATCAGTAGCGTTTCCATCATAGCGCGGCCCACACCACGCCCGTACTCGGAACCCTCAATCCATCCGCCGCCAATGAACGACCCAAATCCCTGCCGTGTCCACACTGGATTGCTTGGGTCCGTCGCCTGATCTATCCTGTCGATAGTGTACTCATACAGGTCCGTGAACAACGGTCCACCCTGCGTGTGGTGGCGCGGGAGAATAAACTGACGGCGCGTAGAGCTACCCGGAGGCCATCCCCAGTCAAGCGGTTGCTCATGGTACAGAGCGATGGCCGCATACGCGCACATCATGGTGTATGCGACGTAGAAGTTGTTGCCCTTGTCCCATCCGTTCGGTGACGGATCACCACCGGTATGTGTTACTGCGGCTGCGTCAGGGTGCTTGTCGTTCATAAACGCAAACACAGCACCGAGCATGTAGTCCTGCATCTTCTGCTTACGAACAGAACCCAGTTCGTCGTGCAACCAGTCATAGGTAAGCGCAAACGTCCGCATGGTTTCCCGGTACGTGACACCGGATGAGGACATATTGATTGATGCGTTCGATAGGATCGTATCAATCCTTGCCAGCGCGCTATCCCGGTAGGATGTCGTCCCTGTCATCTTGTAGGCGAGCGCATAGTGCGCCGGGCTACGGTCAATGTAATTAAGTAGCGTGGTCCAGCGCGTACCACTCGTATGCGCCTGAAGGTATGCGAGACGATTCGCCCAACCGCCACCAATGTTGTCATTGAGCCACATGCGCGGATGGGCAACTGGTATTACCCCCTCGTACACGATTGATGCGCTTCCCGAGTCCGATATGTTGGCAAGCCCAATAGAATCGTACCCGTTCATGGGCGACGAAATCGGGTCGCCGTCATACGTGCCACTCGGAGAGTCCAGCATGTTGTCGCGGCCTATCGAATCACTCGCCGACAGCATAACAACACCAGGTGTTGGGTTTGTAGACAGGCCAAGCATCATCAGCGTATGAGGCCAGAGCGTTTTCCCTACAAGCGGATTGCTGGCACCGAACCCGGACTGGCTGGACAGCTGGTACGAATACACCTGTTGCGCGTTTACGACTTCAGAACCGCCGCACGTCATCGCAACAACCTCTGCGGTGCTGGATGGGTGAGCGAACCCGGAGAAGTCAACTAGTTCCCCGGTGGCAGTCATATTGGTTACATGCCCGGTGATGGCGGCGGCTGCGCCGGGGCTGTGAGATACCGCCCCATTGGCAATCACAAGCACATTCTCACCCGAGGACGAAGGTGTGAACGTGCCAGAAATGATTTCCTGCCGCGACGGATACTCTGTGGTGACACTCGGCTGCTGCAAGGATAGATACGTATGCGATCCGAATGAGGACAACTTCAGCAGTGTTATGCGGCCACGCTTGAACGATGCTAGCCCGGTGCCGGACTGCTTTCTACCAAGCAGCCTAATTTCATGTGGCACCCCACCAGATAGACTAAGTTTCTTCGACAGGAAGAAGCAGTGTGAATCTCGGCTGTCCGCAGAGTTCTTGACCCACGGGGTAAGGATTTGGACGCCATCTACCTCAACCCACATCGTCACCAGTTCACTGATGGGCATATCCAGCGACTCGCCGGAGACGATCAGCCAGAAGTCATCCGTTGAATCCGGGGTATAGTTGGTGACGTGGATAGTGGACGCCACGGTTGTTGAGTTCGTCTGAACTGTGCTAAATGAGGACTGTGCATCATGCCAGTAATCCCCACCGGTTGCGCTCTTGGTGAGCTTGTCGTCAACGCGAATTGCAACAAGTGACACGCCCGTTACCGAGCACAGACCACCAGTAGCAAGATTCTTGAAACTGAACTCAATGTTCTTGGTCCCGTCCGGTGAATACTCAAGCATCCCGCACAGGAGCGTTCCGTTCATCGCGTATGGCGTGCCCGTACCCGTACACTCCACCTCAACGCCCGCAAGGTCGGATGCGCCCGATGGTCTCGTGGCCACCGGAACATCAACAAGATAGCAGGTGGACGGAACAGAATTGCTCTGGTTGCCAACGCTCGCCTGATAGTAGATAAGCCACGTTGACCCGGCCACAAGGTCATCCGCAGAGAGATACGGAAGCCCAATATCGGGAGAACGCACGGGACTCGTGCTTGATGTCTCGTACACCTGGTTGTACGAACTCGACACGACAGTCAGCGCATCTTCGCTCACAGCGACCGGAGAGTCCGTTCCTGTTACCGTAAGGCTCAGATTGGATATGTATTCACTGAATGTTGCCATTACTTATCACACATCTTGATCGAACGGATCAGGATACTTGCTGCCGCCGCCACTTGCGGAACCATTCACAGACCGTATCTCAATCTCTTTAACACCGTTGTTCCACACGGAAGCCGGAATTGAGAACCCTGTGAACGGAATGTACGAGTTGAGCCACGCTCCGGATGTATCAGACGATGCCGAGTATTCCGCTATCTTCGCGCCGTTCAAGAACAGTCGCACGTTTATAGCCGGTATCTGTGGTGAAGCAGACCCCTTGATGCGAATGTTTGCCGTGATGTCAGTGATGATGTTGAAGCCTGGCGTAACCGAACCAAATGTGAATCGGTCTACTTTCCCATCAGACGCAGCAACAATGTAGTCCCCATCATCCGCAACCAAATCATCTATTAGAGTGTAGTGGTCTACGGCTGACGATGGAGTCCACGATACAGAAACATCCGATAGCGGATACAGGTTCATGGAAGGCACTGTACCCTCCGTTACGGAATGACCTGAATGACCATCTGCGCCGTGAGCGTTCCATTTGTCGCAATAGACGTGGACGAAACCAGCACACGGTTAAAGTATTTGCTGGACGAGTTCCGAAGCGCCATTTCCGTAACCGAATACGGGCCGCTAATCAGAGTCAACAGCCCGAAGCTGCGCGTAATCGTAACGATGTCATTCGGAAACTTTGCAGCCGGAGAACTCGTACAGGTCACATCATCCGGGGCCGCAAACGAAAGCCCGGCGTCGGAGATTTCGTTGCCAAGTTCGATGGTCGTGTCCGTCCACGCAGTCGCATCCGTGCCAAGTGTGATTACATTCGGGATGTTCGGTAGCGCGTAGGAGCCAGTGTCATACGTGCTGGAGTCAAACAGGCGTCCAAGCAAAAGCTCCGGGCCATACTTGACCAGACGGTTGCTTGAGAACGGAGTCCATACATCGTTGTAGCACAGCCTGCCCTTGCCGGTTGTGTGGGCAATCTCCAGGCTGGAGAGCAGATTGCTCGCCAGTTCGTGGTCATCGTCGGTGACGCCCGTGTCTCCATAGATTTCGCGCAGCACCTTCTTATATCTCGGGTCAATCTTCATCTCTGATCCTTCCTAGTTTACACAGTTACGGAATAAGCAGGTTCAATGCCTGCTGCGTTGAGAACTTGTTTGGGTTTCCACTTGTATTGCCTACAAGAATGTTGGCCGCGTTGGTGGTGCTGTATTTAAGGAACGGCTCATCTGCTACACCACACAGAATGTTTAGAACCTGCTGCGTTGAATACTTAAATGGCGACGGTCCATCACCTGATACGGCATTATCAGATTCATCAATCGCCGTCGGGAACAATGCCTCAAACTCAGCCTGCGTCTTATCATTCGCGTTCACCGAAGCGTAATAGGAACCAGGCGAGTACACGGTGTTTGGCCCGAACGAGTGGTCAACTGCAAATGCGGGCCAGTATGTACTGTCCATGATTTGATAGATGTAATCGCACCCGTAGAAGATGTTGTTCTTTACGGTGCATCGCTCGGGATCGGTAACGAAAGCAGAGTCGCCATTGATCCTGATTCCATACGTGCAGTTCGCAATCACATTGCGAAGGATGCGGTGCCTCTGCCCGTGTGCAATCACCACACCAGCCGTACCACCATCAATGAATCCGTCAGACACCAGTATGTTCTTCGTATCCTCTGCCAGAGGTACTGCGTATGTAGCGGCATTGGTTACGCGGAAGTTGACCAACTCGCAGTCCTCTGCTCCGTTCTCAAACTCAATTCCATACGCACCGGTATCATTCACTCTGATTCCATGCAGCCTGATTCTTTTCGCTGGATACAGCGTCGAAGTATGCCCAACATGGATACCGGGAACCGCCGTGGTGTTTCCATCCACCCACACATTTGAAACGTCAATGTCATACGTTCCATTCGCGCTGTTTGCCTGAATATGTAGTCCGTAACTAGTAGTGTCCTTTGTCCACAGACCATCAATCCTAACGTCCCTGCAATCACGGGTGTAAACCGCGTTTACCATAGTTTCCGATGTATGTAGCCGGGCATCCACATTCTTGATAAGCATATCAAGATTGCTTGTCGTCCCGACGATCCAGAACACATAGTCACCGGCATAAGTTGCTGTGGTCGTGATGTTCTCAAATGTGATGGTCGTTCCGGCATGAGCCGAAAGGAAGAACGCGGTTGCGCTTTGACCGGAAAGCACGATGTCCCGGAACACAAACTTCGTCAACGGGCAGTCGGCATTGTCACGAAGGATTGTGTTCGATCCAGTCTGATTGAGGAATGTCATATCCTCGATAATAACGCCTGTCGCATCCCCTCCACGGATAGCCTCGAACGGACATCCAGAAAGATTGAGCGTGGCTCCACCAGGATTCTTAGAGCGAATGGTAAGCCCCGGAGTCGATCCAGATGGCGCGAACAGCGTGCCAGTTACAGCGGACCTGAAATCCATCGCAGAAGTGTTGAACGTATAAGTTCCATCGTTCAGTTCGATTATATCCCCACTGGTATTGTTTGCTCCGTTGATTGCCGTCTGAATGGTGTTCAGGCCGGGGCTTACTGTGTATGTAGCCACTATTTCTTCCTCCATGTAGGGGCGGGAGCCGAAGCCCCCGCCCCATCCCGTTCAGTTACACCAGCGCCCCACTAGAGGGAAGCCATCCGAGAATGATGTTGTTCGAGTTGGTTGTTGCGTCATCGTCGTTGACAGCAACTCCAATACACACATCACCCGTAACAGCAGCCTGGCAGACTCCGGTGTTAGCCGGACCCACCTTTGCGCCGTCATTCCAGCCAGTTCCATCCGGGTCAACGTAGAAGATGGGACCTAGACAGCCCCAAAAATACGTTCCAGACGAAATCGATCCGCCCGTGTTGTTCACGGCAACGATGATGACTGAATCAGCCGTGGCCGCAAGCACCGTTACCTCGCTGGATGAAGTGCCATCCTTTACAACAAGGATAGCGTCAGCGATAGTGCCGGATGCCTTCAGAAGCATGTAGCTACGAACGCCCCATGTTTCATCCGAGAACTGACGAACCATCCCGGTTCTAGCGTTTGCGCCAAAATCGGTCAGGGTCGTAGAAGTGAACTTAGGTCCACGAACTTCTATGGTGAGACTCATGTTAGTTCACCTCCCCTAGGTCGTGATAGAAGCGATGTCGAAGTCGTGAATCACGACATGACGGCTCGGGTCCCACGTAACAACGTTACCGGCCCAGAACAATTTATTGACGAGCGCAGCCTGGTCAATCGGCTCTTTCCACCCATCGACTCGGAAGTTTTCCTTTTCGTGGGTGATGAGGTCGAAGTAATCCAGGTTGAGCGCGTAGATGCGGTTGGTCGCTGGGACAGACGTGCTGTACGCGATATGGTTATCCGCGACAAACGGAATACCATCCACATGCGCCATCTTGAAACCGGCGAGCAACTGTGCATACGGACCCTTTGCCCCGTCAGCGATGTACCGCTGATTGGACTGCTGAGACTGCATGAACGTGTCGATGGTCGTGGAATAGGCCATCAGGAAGTTGGGAACCTTGTCCGCATCATGTGCCAGCGCGAGGCCGGACTTGATGTTGGAGTAGGTGGGACCGTGGTCGCCGCCCGTACCATCAAGGTCTTTGCAATTTCCAGCCCACCACGAATACGTGGACTTGCTGATGCCACCATACGTGACACCGGCACCGAGCGAATCGGAAGCATCGTTTAGCGCGTGATCCAGTTCATTGATGACAAGAGACGAGTCCGTCCCGCCACCAGTGAAGAAATCATTCGCCAAATCCTGCTCGCCGCCGTACTTCATAACCATGACCTTCGCTTCCATGATGTCATGGACCTGCGAAGGACCGGCGTTCTCAAGCTGGTCCTGCCGGGTAATCATCGTAGGCCACATGTAGTAGCGATACGTCCACTCGGCAGCCGTGAAGTTTTCCTCGCCAGACAGGTCGAATACCTGCCCGCGACCGTAAGCCCCGCCCTTCGTGTACTGATAGGCGATAGACTTACGGATACTCGTTCCACCCTGGAGTTTGCTTCCCTTAGACAGCAACGCCTTCAGGACCGGGACTTCCGATCCGAAGTTCGTTGTAATCCGGGGAAGATAAAGCTCCTGAGTAAGAGCGTTAAGTTCCGCGATTGAAGGCATGGTGATTGTCTCCTAGTGGAGAACCGTCACCAGAACCGATGAGCGACTAGGACAGACCCTTTGCAATCCGCTGCGTTGCGTATGCCGCAAACTCTGATGCAGTCATCTTGCTTACGTCCTGTGCGGGCGAAGTCGCGGCAGCTTGGCCGCGCTGCGGAGCCGCCGGAACGTAAGAGTTGTTGTTCATCTTGATTGCAGCAACCGCATCCTCTGCGGCCTTGCGGCGTTCGTGTTCCAGAAGAATGTCCCCGTACTTCGCCATATAGACGCCCTTCGGGGTAACGCCTCCTCTGGACTCAAGAACCGCTGCGGTTATCTCATCCCGCATCGCTTCGTCAACCGGCCACCCTCTTGCTTCGAGGGCGCTGATTTCACTCTCGGTTCGAGTTACCAGGTTCTCCATCTCAATTCTGTTTAGCCGCTCAGCCAGATCGAGGTTCTGGAAGTTGGCCTGCGAGGAGACGCCGGGGTTGGCCTGCTCGTATTTCTCAACGACGCTTGCCATCTCCATGCGCATTTCCTCGTTCTGGTCAATCATCTTCCAGAACGCATCCTTTGGCTCATTGGCTTTCTTGTATTCGGCCAGTTCCCTTCCAAGTTTGCTGTTGGTCTTGTGGAGTTTATCTACCCACTTGTCCAACGTCTTGAGAGAGATGTCCGGGCCGAACTTGCTTTTTAATGTTGCCTCAAGTGCGGACGCATCGAACGGGCTTTCTTCCTCACGCGGCGCAATTGCCGGAGTCTCCGGGGCTGACGCTGCTTGCGCGGCGGGCTCGGGAGCCGGGGCTTCCACGTTGAGGGAAGTCGGAACGGCGGTACCGTTAGGCTCTGACATGAAGGATCACTCCTTGTTATGCCTACCCTAAGGGGGCGCGACCGGACGGGGCCGACTGCGCTGCTGCCGGGGCGATCCCCGGAAAGCCAGTCGGTCGCTGCTCCATCGCGCCGGGCTCAGTGGCGGGCGGTTGCTGAGATGACTGTCCTCCAAGTTCCTGCAACGCAAGAAGGAACGCACGGAGAGATTCCATCGCTCCGGGTTCCTGTGCGGTGATTCCCTTGAAGGCTTCGGCCAGATGCTCTCCGACCGATCCGGCTGCGGGTGGTGTCATCCCTTGACCACCCGCAATACCCTGTGCTCCCCCTTGCGCGAGGCCACCGGGCCTGTTGCGGTTGAACAATGTCGTTACCTGTTTGGACTGCGGATTGTTACCGCCGCCACCGCTTGGAGGGAACATGGTGTCTCCTACTGAACCGATCCTGGCGGGACCGGCTCGGGTTGATTCTTCATCGCTTCGGCCTGCAAGTCGGCTTCCTGTTGAGCCTGCTGTGCAGCCTGCGCCTGTTTCATATCTTGCTCTCGCGCCGCCTTCATCTCATCGAGGAGCGCGTCTTTATTCGGAAGGTCGGTCTGCGAGAGCGTGTACTGGTACATGACCGCGTGCGGGCCACTCCCCACCGGGCCTGCGCGGTCGAGCATCTGGAGAAGGAACTGTTCCTGAGCGCGCCGACTCGCGGGAAGGTTCAATCCTGCGCGAATCGTGTACTCGAACATCTCCGGGTGAACACCCACAAGGTCCATTTCCTGCGGGTAGTGAACCCCTCGCTCGTAGAACATCCCGTGCATCCGGGTGTTCTTCTGCGCGAAGTCGCGCATACAAGCTTCCTGCGAGTAGGTCAGCAGTTTCAGCCTGCCGCGAACGAGTTCAGAAAGCGCATCGACCGCGTACCCACTCCGCCAGTCACCGGACGATAGTTGAGGTAGAATGTCGGGGGAGCCCGATACGCGGTCGAAGTCTGCGAGAATCTGGTTGATGGATGCGAACGCTTCTCCGGGGACTCGCGGGCCGGGAGTTGTCTTGATACCGTCGATGCTTGCGACGAATCTAACCTCTCCGGGGCGGTTCGTGATCTGGCGCGCACTCTTTACCCCGGTTCGGGCGTCCATCCACGTCTGGTCGCCCATCACCGCGAAGTTCATCGAATCGTTAAGCTGGTTGTTACGCAGATCGTACAGGTCTTGAATGGGGATGAGTTGATCCATGCCACCCATCGGCCATTCCAGATCGTCGCTCATGTAGATCATCTCGGAGTACGGGAAGTCGGGGAACGGATTCTCGCGGTCCTCGAACTTCACATCTCCGGCCCACCGGATGTATCGCCCGGTCGGGTACTTGGCGTAAGACCGCTTGCGCTTCTGCGGCTTCACGCCCGAATCGGAGGGCTCAATGATCCACCCGAACCGTTCGATGGTTTCCGGGTCGCGCATCCAGGCTTCGTACAAGACAATCTTCTGTGTGCTGGTGGCTCCGCCCATCCGTGCATCGTGGTAGATCGTGAGCCCTGTTCCGTCAATGTGGGTGCCGGTATCAGACTCAATCAGGTTCAGCAGTTGCTCGAACTCCGCCGATTTCGTGCGGTCGGCAAAGAGTGTGTGAATCTGGTTCTTCTTCTCGGGGTACATCATCAAGAGGTCCAGCTTGGATACAGCGGTCATCTCAATGATGTAGTGCGAATCGCGCATCCGAACCTTGCCCGGCTGCTTCAGCAGGTTCTTCGCACTTATGGCGTCGTGGCGGATACCGCCGATGCCGCGCCCAATGCGCGCATCCCATGTGGTCTTGAGTGCGCCCATCCCGTAGTGAACGACCGAGAACAGCAGTTCCTCGGTGCGTTCCACGAACTCGTTACGCCGCATGTCGCGGGTCGTAATCTTCGCATCTTCTTTGGCGAGTTGTTCGTGCATCGGGTCAACGCCGGATGCGTCAACCTGGGGGATGTCCCGCATGAGGACTGCGAGGACGGAACCGTAGAACGGGGCGAGAAGGTTGGTGCGAGCGTCGGAGCGCCAATCGTCGCTATCGGGTTCCGACCCCTCGAAGCGGCTCTGGAGGCCACGGGCGTACTTATCGACCGTTTTCCATCGGTCCCCGACCTGCGTATCCTTGTGGCGGATCGCTTCGTGGGTGATGGCGTTCAGAAGTTCGAGTTGCTTCTTCTCCGCACGGGAGTCTGCCTTGGGAGCGCCTTCGTCGATTTCTAGTTCTGCCATCTATTCGCCCCCGTACTTGCGTCGGTAACTCGGGTCGTTTTCAAACCGGTGGCGAATCTCTGCAAGTTTTTCAGTAACTTCTTGTTTTGAGCAGACTTCGCGTTTGGTATCATCAACCCACTTGCCGCGCACGTATTTGTCAAACTCGGTGCCGACTTCAACAAGCCCTCTCTCATTGAGAACCCGTGATTTGTGGCGCGGACCCTTTATCTCCATGCCGAGCCCGGTATCGAAGTACGGATACTGCTGGCCGGGTTCCCAATGCCCACCGGCCCGCGAACAGTCCCCGCAGATATGGTCCGGGCCATAGGTGTTGCACGGATAAGGCCGTTCTTCCTCGGGAGTCCAGAATGGATTGACTTCATCTGTGTCCATAAGTACACACCACAGATTGGGGTGTAGACTATTCTACAGATTGTGTCAACAACTATTTTGCTAGTAGGCGGCTTTCCAGGTTTTCTTGCGGGATGATCCTGAGTGGATTTCGTCTATGTGTCTATCTGTCTCAGACTTACGGATTTCGGCGGTGTCGGTTTGGTGTTCCATCGGGGTGCGCGCCACCTTCACCGCGTTGGAGATTGCGTCCAGCCCGTCGAATGTCTTGGAGTACGGGAACTGGTAGAACTCATGTTCGAGCCATTCCAGGTCACGCTTGATCCACAGCTTGTGGGCCCGCACCCGGCCTTCGAGTGCCCCTTCGATGCGGTTCTTCTTGTCTTGACCCTGCGAGGATGAGGTGAACTCGAAGTTCGGGTAGACCCCGGTATCCAGCGACCAGTTGTCCAGCGTCTCCTTAAGGTATTTGTAATCAACCTGTTGGCACCCAATGGAGATGGTCTGGATGCCGTCGAGGGCTTCCCACTGCTTCCAGAGTTCCTGACACAGTTCGGTCTTGTTGGGGCGTCCCCGGTAGCAATGGGTCATATACAACGATCCCGAAGAATCTACGACAAACCGGACGATGACCGTGTAGGCTTTGGAGTCGGCTTCCCCGGCGCGGATACGTTCCTCGCTGACCCAGTTCGGGTCGAATCCCATGACGGCGTAGGCGGCTTTCCCGTGGAGTTGGCGCATGATGTCGTCCCCGTCCACGTAGCGCAGGTCGGTCAGGTTGAACTTGCGGGATTCATCCGACAGGGGTTCGAGCATGTACTGGCTCGCCCACGTGAACGAGGTCGAGGTCGAGCGAATCTGCTCCACCTTTTCACGTGAAAACCTTGTTGGGTACATGGGGTTCCCCTCGGGGTCGATGATGGGGAGCACCAGTGGGTTAAATCGCACAGCCCATTCCTCATCGGCGTTCTTTGCGGTCTGGTCGAAGATGCGCTGGTAGATGTCGGAGAAGGACCAGCGGGTGCCAATGACGTTCATCTCCCCGTCCGGGTTCAAGATAGAGTGAAGCAGGACATAGAGTTCCCAGCACTTGTCAAGCTGCTCGGGGGAGAAGGACGACGCATACGCCTGGAGGTCGTCGGCCACGATCAGGTCGCAGTGGTATCCGGTTTGCTCGGCTCCAAGTGAAATGATGAACGAAGTCGGGTTTGAGTTGCGGGCAGTGGCATCGGATGAGCGCATCCCGCTGGTGAACTCCCCGCCACCCCAATTCTTGGAGTACCCGGTGGGCTTGTGTTGCCCGAAGTAGTGGGAGAAGCGTGGAGATATGATGATACTCTTGATTGCGCGAAGATGCTTTTTTGCAAGCCCCTGCCGTTCGGAGGCGAGGCCGATGGAGATGGTCGAGTCTCCCCGGCTTTCGATGATGTCGCGGGCGATCCGCCACGCGATGTAGTCAATCGAGTACACCTGGCTCTTGAGCGAGCCCCGGAAGGCCAGGGTCATGCGGTGGCGTTCATGGCGGTTCCCCATGAATCCGGTGGCGTTTTGGAGCATGGGTTCGTGGAACGGGTCGTAGAGGATGTCGGTTCCGCAGATGTCCTTGCAGAACGGGCCGAATCCATCGGGCCGGGTATAGGCGTAGGCGGCGAGTCCACGGGCGAGTTCGGAGTTGCCTGATTCATGTGCAGCACGGGCCTGCTTCATCAGTGTGCTGTACTTTAGTGCTTTAATGTCCTTGACATCAATCAGCGCCGGGGCGAGAATCTCACTGTCAGCAACTTCAAGATGAGAGGAGGATTTTCGAGTGGAAGCCATTATTCTAGCCTTGGTTATAGCGGTAGGGGCCGCTGCATTGATTGTGTTCCTGCATAAGTTCCCGGTGGTTTTGACGTTCCGGTTTGAGCGCCATGACAACACCGGCTTCATGGAAGCACTGGAATCGGAAAAAGACAAGCAGAAAAAGGTGAGGGATGCCCGATACAACCAGTCGTAAGCCACTGCTCCCCGACGCGAACTACCCGGACCTTGACAACATCGAGTGGGTACCGGAGTACATGGTTCAGCGCCAGATCAAGGCGGCGGCGGAGCACCTGGCGCACAAGGTGTTGGAGCCGTTCATTGCCCGGTTGCAGGAAAGGCCGGGCGAGTGGGCGGTGTACGCGAAGGGGAGAAAGAGTTGTTTTCCGAGCAGGCGGATTACGGACCCGACGCTTCGGTTGTATACACAGGTCCGCAACTCGTATGACCGGGAGAGCAAGACGTTCACGATCTACATGCGGTGGACCGGAGGCCGCATGAAACAGGAGGATTGAGATGGAAACTCTTTCAGAAGAACATGCCAAAGAACTACTGAAGTATTGCATTCTAAACAACTTCTTCAATCTAGACTTGATGGCGAAGAACATGGCTGAGGCATCAAAGATTGATAACAACAAAAATCCAGATTATGTGTACTGGTTGGCAAAGAATGAGATAACCAATCGGTTCATCGGCTGGGCGCAATACCATCTTTCACCGTCTGATCTTGAGGGAAGTATGAAACAGGAGGATTCAGAATGAGTGTTCTATCGGAAGTATTGATTGGCATAGCGTTGTTTCTCATTGGATTCTTTATTGGAAGGGGGCGTTCAGAATGAAAGCACCGATTCGAGTTGACCAGTATGATTGCCCGGATTGTTACCACCGGATGACGAACTACCACAAGAAGGATCGCCAGGAGGTCCGGGTGACGTGCCACAACTGCCGTAAGGAGTACACGTACAAGTTGGTCGAGCAGTTGGGGGTGTACCAGTGGCAGGTTCCCGCGAAGCCGGTGGCGTTGGAGGAGAGCATCACCCCGGACGTATTGGCAAGCGTACCGACAGGGGTGGGGATTCATAGCATGGCGATTACGCCAGATGCCGCCCCTGAGAACGACAATGGGGTATTGAACCCGCCGCGGCGTGGTCCGGGCCGACCGAGGAAGGTTCAGGAATGAACAAAGAACGGTCGCCATTTCATGTTGGGGACTACTACTGCCCGTACTGCCCGGAGGGGTACGCGCTGGTGCAGAATCGTGTTGTTGAAACCAAGTTTGATGGCGAGACAGTCATGGAAGTATCTGTTAAGTGCGCATACTGCAACCATTTCTGGTACAAGGAAATCAAACAGGACAGTGGTTGGCAATGATTGCCCGTAGAACATGGAAGGCGATCATCCCGAACTATGAGAAGAACTACCGGGAGATGTTGCAGAAGTTGACGACCCTCAAGGGGGACGAGCGCAACAACTTCCGGTACTTGATTCATTGTGAAGAAGTGAACTTGTATAATATGCGGTTGTTGGCGGATGGTCGCTCCCCGACAGCCGAGGTCATGTCAAAGGAGGAATGGCTTGGAAGTCATGTTGAAGAACGCGACGTTGATATTCAACGGAGAACGCGGAGTGACGCTGGACACGGTGATATGCAGCGCGAAGAAGGTGGACGGGACCGTGATCGGCGCACTCCCCGGCGAGAGCGTGTGGATCGACAAGAGTGCAGCCCGGAACGTGTGGGTGACAAAGGAACGGGAAGTGCTGCTCCGCTTGAAGCCGTGAGCACCCGAATCGCGTTTTGGAACTACCAGGTGTGGGGACCGGGTGTCAAGTTTAGAACCGCTTACGAAGCCGTCCGGGTGGGCCGGTTGCATTGGAGTGGGAAGCGGTGCATGATGGCCCGGAAGCTATTGCCGTAGAAAGGAGAAGATATGAGCAAACCCGATCTGAATGATGCGCTATTGGTGGTGCTGCGCGACTTGCAATCCAATCTAGCCGGGGCGCACGGTGGATACGCCGGAGAGTACGCGCTACAGTTAGCGCGACACGTCTCCGCCCTAGAAAACGCCGTTGTGCTTGACCGCGAGGACTGGGAGGAGGCGCTGGATGTCGTGAAGTTACTTCTTAATTGGATCATGTCTGGCACTTCTAAATGTGGTATATGCGCTGCGCGCGCCCGCGCCTTCCTTGAAAAGCATCAGAGCAAACAGTAGAAAAGCAAGCGCCCCCGGAAGGGCTCCAGGGGCGGCTTGCACAACGGAGGTTAGTCGTTGGTTCTATGCCCGTCGAGGCGAACACCACCACCATACCCCGATCCCAAACCCATGTCAAGTACCAATCGCAACCAAACCCGCATCGACGTAACTCGCTCAAAACAGGCAAATAGCGCAAATTCTCGACTCGGATTATAAAGACAGGTTAACATAATACCCGAATCTTACTAAGATTTTCAACGTTGTCCACACTACTATATTTCATTCAGAAGCAAGGAGATACGGAGAACCTTACTACGATTCTAAAAAAAAGTGCTTTTCAGAAATCAGCGTTTCTGCTACCCATTTCCTTAGTGCCAGCTAGACCACCATTGAACCAGACCCCTCTTTCGGGCGGGGCGGGGCTCTTACCGGGGATACCCGTAGCGCCCCTTCAGGCGGCTGGCGTAGGGTATCCCCCTCCCAACTATTCCTCAACAGCAAAACAACCTCCTCAAATGACCCCTCCGGGTATGGACGACGCACGCCTGGCTCCGTAAAGGGCCGCGCACGTCGTCCCCGATCTATCCCCCGCCCTTCCAATAGCGTCCAGTCTCCGGGCACCTTGGGTGTCCCGTCAAGAGAATAGCTCAGATAGTGAAGACCGTATATAGCGCGTGGTGGTGTGCGTGTACGCACGGCACCCGCCCGTCTCCATTTCTAGCGCGGGAGCGCAAGAAGCTGCTCAATAGTATACCCGCGCACCGATGCGCGTCCCGCTAGGCGTGACAGACACGCCGATCGGACTAGCACGCTAGGGGAGAAGAGACCATCCCCTACCTAGCCACTATGTCCGAATGGACACACTAGCTGCTGCTTACGGTATAGCGTAATTCGTGCATCATGCGCAATCATTGTAGGGCTCGGCCACCATGGCATGGCGTATGCTCTGCCGGGGCGGGCGGGCAAGCGTAAGATTCTCTCGATTCACCCTTGACAAGTTATGCTTGCATGGATATGCTATAGGTGGAGGTTAGATATGAATCCCTGTAAGTGTTATGCGTGTAAGGTTGAGCGGTTGCGGTTGGCGGCTGATGCGGCGCGGGCATTGTCCCTTGCCAAGCCGACAAAAGACAACCGTTCCGAGGCGCGGTTGGCGGCGGATGAATTGGCGTTCGTGCTAGCGCACGGGCCCGCTGCTGGCCAGCCTGTCGATCACAACGGATAACAGGAGGTTAGAGCGTGAAAATTACGAAGAGCATCGTGCTTGGTACAGCCGAGCGAATGCACGAGGATTGGGACTGGCCGTATACGGTTGTCAAGTGCCAGCATCGGCCCGGGTACATGTGCATCCGCGACTACGACGCAAGGGGACCTGGGGGGGTGTACCCGCTGAACGGAACGTCTTATACGCTCCGAGAGGTATGGGCTCACCTTAACGGCGTGGCTGCTGCACTTGACCACGCCGCAAACAAGGCAGACAAGACCGACCACGACTAACACAACGGGCGGGCATTCGTGCCCGCCCGCCTGTCCGTGGGCATGTGCCCACGCTGACGAGGCCCACGGGCCGAAACAGGAAACACAAACGGAGGCTAGACAATGGACAAACATGTCCAGATTTCAAGGGACCCCTTTGCGCGCCATGACGTAGTGCGGCGCGTGGTCGATAAGCACGACCGCCGCGATTGTGATTGGTGCGGCCGCGAAGGTGCCAAGTATCAGTACGGTATTTGGCCCGATGATGGGGGCCCGATGTACGAAAACAAAGTCTTTTGCTGCAAGGGCTGCCACGACAGCTACGGCGACTAACACAAACGGAAACCAGGGCGGGCGCGTTTGGCCCGCCGGTGTGTGCGCCCGCCCGCTACCCTCCACACACCGGCAACAAACCGGAGGCTAGATCATGCAAACGAAACACACGCCCGGACCGTGGGCACACTATCCAGGGGACAGGTATATACGCGACCCCAAAACGGACGCAACCATTGCTTTTGTCTGCCCAGATGACGGGCATTGCGACGAACCGCAGTATATGCCGTGGGAGGATAACGCCCGTCTCATCGCCTCCGCGCCGGATTTGCTCGCGGCGCTGGAAGCGGTTCTCAAATATCTACCCGACTACGACCGGCTCAACTACGAGTTTAGGGACGCGGTATCAGCCGCCCGCGCCGCAATCGCCAAAGCCAAAGGAGGTGAATAGCATGGAAAAGGTAACTATAAAGCCGGGGTGTGGTTATTGGGATTGCACCAAATATCCCATTGGGGGATGCTTTTGTAGAGTTCCCAGAGATGGCGCGGGGCTTGAGGTGGCGAACGTTCAAAAGATGTGGAAATCGCACAAGGGGGCGGACCATACCGGAACCACTCCGGACGGTAGAAGCGTTGCCTTTGGCATAGAAGCCACAACAGAGGGAGGTGAATAGTATGGCCGTAGAATCTGGAAAGTATACCTTTTTTGAGCGCCGCCGCTTTGGGGTGTTTATGCGCCCCTGGTTTGCGTTTGGGGCCTATATCGACGCCTACCGGCTAACGCATCGGCTTGTTAGCTTTGATACAATGCGGATGGATAGCGGCCGCATAGTGTGGATATACAGCGGTAAACTTTGCGTTTGGATTGAATTAGGGTGTGAGCAAACGCCCCCGCAAACCGTTGGAGAAAGGGGTGTTTGGTAATGGAACGACTACACAAAGGAACCTATTACAAGCCCTTCTCGTGGCGGGATTATGAGCGCGACAAGCGGGCGCTTGCCAAGCGGGAACGTGATCGCGAGGAAAGCCGGACAGGTGCGGCCATCGGCTTTTTGGTCCTGGTCGCGCTTACCCTGGCCATCATGGCCTCATGCACGAAAGCGCCGCGGAGCTATTCGGACATTTCCGTCGAAGCCCGAACCGGGGTGGCCGTGTGGGATACCACAATTGCCCCTTGACAACTTGACGGGGAACGGATAAACTGGTTTATGGGTCTCAAACAACTGGAGGTTAGAACCGTGACATACTCGAAAGCCCAAGAATTGATCGGAACCGCCCGCAACCAGCAAGCCGGAAAGCCCCTCGCAAACAATACCCGGCTGGTACGGGACGGTGACGGGCTTGCAATCCGCTTGCATGATACCAACGTTGTGACCTTCAACCCGGATGGGAGCGTAACGCTCGATTCCGGCGGGTGGCGTACCGTTACCACAAAGGCGCGCATGAATGAGTACGCGCCCTGCCGCGTTTCCCAGGATCGCGGGCAATGGTACGTTTCCACGGACGGGGAAACCCGCGTGGTATACGCGGATGGTATCACCATTATGCCGGATGGGACGGTAACCGGGGCGGGGGGTGATGCCGAACCAGCCAAAGGCCGCAAGATGGCGGCTGCAATCCGCAAATACGCGGACGCCTACGTCGCCGCATTGTACGCAAATGAGATTCCTACGCCGTCAAACGGCGACTGTTGGGGCTGCCTTATGCGGGGAGAAAAGGGCGAAGCCGTGATCGCCCATGACCATGTGGAATCCCATATTGAGGAAGGCTACTTTGTCCCGTCGCTCGGGGTCCGCGCTGTCGAAGCCTACGGATCGCAAGCCGCCAAGATGGTGACATGGGGGCTTATGGAGGGGAAAACTACCGGCGGCTACCTGGCAGAAGCCGCCCGCGATCAAATCCGGCGGGCGATCACCCGCTGGTGCAAAAAAGAGTGTGGAATTGCCGCCTAAGCGCATCAAATGCCCGGCCCCATACCAGGGGCCGGGCCGGACCGAGTTAGGCCCTTAGAACGCAAACCAGGAGGTTAGAACCGTGGAAAAAAGACTCAAACAAAGGCTAAACCTTGCGCTACAAGTCACCATTAATGCGGTTGAATATTCCGAGGTAACACCGGGACAGGAAACCACACTTGCATATCTCCGCGATATGCTTGCCCGCAAGCGTTCGGACGACTTCGCCACCGCCCGCGCCGCCAACTCGCACGCGGAACTAGTCGCGGCGCTGGAGCAGTGCTTGACCGTGATAGAGTTTGAAGCGGCGGCGGCGGGGAAGCTCGAATCGGTCAAAGCATCCCCCGGCTACATTGCCGCCCGCGCCGCACTCAACAAGGCAAAGGCCAACGACTAAGGAACGCAAACCAGGAGGTTAGAACCGTGCAACAGGAACATAACGTTTGGCAAGAGTACGACGCAGCCGCAGAATGGTGCGCCCGTCGCGGTATCGCTGGTAAGCCGGGGGACCGGCTTCCGGAGTTGCTTTCCGTTGCCGCGTTGCGAGAGATTAACGCGGACCCGGACGCTTTCCAGCAGCGCGTGCGCGATTCTGCCTATGCTCTTGCTATGGCAGCGCTGGAGGATCTTGTGGAATGGCAAGACCCCGACACGCAAAACGACATGAAAACGGACCATCATCTCCGGGTAGAATATCAGCGCGCAACCGAAGCCGCCCGCGCCGCCATCGACAAGGCAAAGGCCAACGACTAAGGCATGGGCGAACAGCTTGACATATTTACCGGCAAGGTAGACCCGCGCGTGCCGTATGTCGCTGGTTCCGAAACGAGCAAGCGTGCCGCTGATGGTATCCGGCCCCAGGTCCAGCACGACCGGGGCCGGGTACTGGCCTATCTGCAAGCGTTCGGCCCTTGCACGGATCAGGAGCTACAGGACGCACTGGATCTTGACCCCAGCACGGAACGCCCGCGCCGAGTGGAACTGGTAACGGCGGGACTGGTCTACGACTCCGGGCGGACGCGGCCCACGAAAAGCGGACGGCCCGCCGTACTCTGGATCGCACGAAAGGAAAGGCCATGAGTTGCAAGCACGGTAACGATGAGTGGTGCGTTTTTTGTCAGGCGGAGGCTATAGACGCCCGGATTGCCGCAAGTTATGAGACAATCGCGGACCTGAAGGTTATGATTGAGCGCAAGCGGTGCGCGGAACTCGTAGAGATGGCGCTTCGGCAGGTTCACCCCGAATGGTGCGATGCCATCCTGGAAAAGATCAGGAACCCTTGAGCACGCTAACCCCGTATTGGCGCGGGTTTTACGCCCGCATCTTTAAGCGCATCGACTCGCGCTATCAGCCGACGCGGCCCGCACTTGACCCGGAGCGCCTTCAGGAGTACCGGAACGGGTACGCGGACGCGCTGGAAATCGAACGGAAAACCCCGCTATGGGATTCCCAAACCCGAAAGGAAAGGTAAGACCATGAAGGAAACTTTGTACGAAATCGCCGCCGCCCTGAAGGCGGAACTGGCCAACGCCTTTGACCCGGAAACCGGGGAGATTGACCCCGAAGCCGAGGCGCGCATCCTGGCTCTCGAAGGGGACCGGGACCATAAGGCGCTGGACGTGATCGCCTACGCTAAGAACGTCCGTATGAAGCTGGCAGGGATCAGGGGGATGAAAGGGTACGTCAATGAGCAGTTGGAGCGTCTACGGGCCGAGGAGAGGGCACTGGAGCGACAACTGGACTGGACCGGGGACTATCTCCGCATGAACGGCCTCGAAGGGATCAACCTCAAGGACTCGCGGGGCTCGGTCTACTGGAAGAAATACCGGGGCGTCCTTGTTTCCGAGGACGCGGACCTGAGCCAGTGGCCGGAGGATTGCGTCCGGCACACCCGCGCACCCCTCAAGACTAAAGCCCTTGAGCATATCGACGCGGGCGAACCCCTGCCCGGTGCAACCGTCATCGAAAAAGTTACGCCGGTCATCAAATAGGGGTTGACAACATATCGGTACGTGGATACAGTGAATGTGTGGGTGCGGCGGCGTGGAAGAACACGCCATCCCCTGCTTGTATCGTAGGCCCGTTGGGCCGGTGCTGACTGCGAACCGTCGCAAGGGTACTGGACGGACCAACGAGAAACCGCGAGTGCAGACGGATGCTATTAAGTGCTGGCAATTTAATTTGAAGTCGGTAAGTCCAGCCGAACCAGCCATGCGGTTAAGACATGGCCCGCACTCAAAACCTCTTGAAAGGAGAAGCAAATGAGCAACACTAAGATTTGGGATGCGCTTTCTACCCCGCCCGCATGGGCGCTCAAGGAAATCATGGGTGGACGGCTCAAGGGCATGACGGACGTTTCCCCGCTGTGGCGGGTACAGGCCATGACCGAACTGTTCGGCCCTTGTGGTATCGGCTGGAAGTGGGAGATTGTCCGGCTGTGGGTTGACGAAGGAGCGGACGCGCAACGGTTCGCTTTCGCGCACGTCAACCTGTTCACAAGCGCGGCGATGGGTGAGGGATGGTCCGCGCCGATCCCGGGCGTGGGCGGTTCCATGCTCGTTGAGAAGGAAACCAAAGGGCTGCACAGCAATGATGAGGCGTTCAAGATGGCCGTGACGGATGCACTCTCCACTGCCATGAAGATGCTCGGGGTTGCCGCGAAGGTATACGCCGGGCAGATGGACGGAGGAAAGTACGCGCAGGCAACGCCCGTACACACACCGACCCCGGCGCGCAAACTCCCGCCGCCCACACAGGACGAGAACAGCGAGCCGATCCCCGTCCACGTGACCAACGTGACGTGGGAAATGTTCACCCCGCACGGGAAAACCGAGCAGATGAAGCGGTACATCATCACGTTCGATGATGGGGCCACATACAAGATCATCAAGGAGGAGATGGCGACAATGGCCGCTCAAGCGAAGGTCCACAACCGCCCCGTGTTCTACTCCACCGAGCAGCGCGGGAAGTACACGAACCTGGTGGCGATGGAATACGCACCGGAACCCCTCGGCCAGACCGAGGAGCCGACCGACCTTCCACCCGTACCGAACGACGACGATCTGCCGTTCTGAAAGGAGTAGGCCATGGGACTCGTAACCGACAGCAAGCTGGAAGAAGAACTGGCGTGGATGAGGAAATTGATTAACACTACGCAGAGCATCAAAACCACATCGACGCAGCATGCAATGTCCAATATCTTTCCTTCTTACGCTTACGAGAAGGCAATCTCTGTCACCACAAAGCAGGCAATCGAGGCCATCATTGACTACCTCGGGATAGAACTGCGCGTTGAGCCTGGCAAGACCGTGCCGGAAAAGGTCGTTGCCAGCAAGGCAAAGAAAAAGGAGTAGACCATGTGGAGAATCACCGAAGGCGGCAAGGTTACATCCGATGGGCACGATACGGAGGAGGACGCGCTGGAAGCTGCCGAGCAATCCGGTCAGGCCGTGTGGGAGAAAGGCGGTACCGACCACAACCCGCACCGTGGCATGTACGTGCTCTCCCCCCACGTGGACATCGAGGAGTATGACGACCCGGACTACGACCCGACCGATGAAGAACTGGAAGCAATGAACCCGTTTAGTGAAGAACGCTTCGCCCGCGCTTGCGCGGAGCGGCAGCGATTCCTGGAAGCATGGCGGCTGAAACGATGATGAAGGCAAGGGGCATCAGTATGGACAACGCGATGGTGGTCGCCGTCCGGCGCGCCGTGGCACGGTACAACGCGAACAACCAGCAGACACCGCTGAACGTATCGTCATACATCCGGCGTGCGGTGCAAGAGAAGCTGGAACGCGACGGCGAAGCCGTGGACGTGTGGCAGGTGGAAACCGACTAATGACTATCGCGCACGGCGGCGTGGAAGGACACGCAGCCCCAAACGATACCGGATGCAGTGATGTATTCCGCTACCAGTTTGGTACGCACGAGGCGAAAGCCGTAGAACAGCCGGTATCAATCCCGGCCCGTGCGCGAGACTAAATGGGCGGGCTGGCCGGGGAAGGACGTATCGGGAAGTGCTGTGACCTGGCTGGCCCGTCCCGCAAACTTGAAAGGAGCAAGACATGTATGGAAGCATGAAGGAATGGCTGGACGGGTGGGATAGAACCGAGATTGGTTTATATGCCCTGCACAAAGAAATCGCCAGCCGCATCGACGCGATGGAAGATGATGGTAGACACTATCGGGCGTCCTTCAATGAGGTGTTCTCGCGCCTCCAAAAGCTGGAGCAGTTTTCATCCAGCGTTATCAAGGTAGCGCCTAAGCCAGAGCCGCAGGGTGTCTACGTGCGCGAGGGGATGCAGGTGGAGACGAAGGAGGGGAATATATTTACCGTGCGGAAGAACCATCCTGTTGCTGGCTATGAAGATTGCATCGACGTGTGGCTTTCTAATGGTTCGCATGGGGTTATTCGCAAGGGTGAAATCACCTACGGAGGAAGGCCTGTTCTTGGATACGTGGAGGACCGGCCATGAGCGAAAGCATGAAGGAATGGCTGGGCACGTGGCGCGCAGTACGTGACTACATAAATGAAACTTTCGACGGGCTCGCCCACCGCATCGACGCGCTGGAGGCACGGGTAAAGTTTCTCCCGTTCATATGCGGGAAATGCGGAGCACATCTCCAGTTCAATGGTGCGGAGTGTTTCTGCGGCAAGCCGCATGGTGTCTACGTGCGCGAGGGGATGCGGGTGACTGAAAAGGAAGAGGGGTCCCGATTTACTGTAAAAGCGCATTGGGGCCGATGCAGTGGGTGGATCTACGTATGGACCGATGATGGCGAGGTCGTGTGTATTCACAAGGATGAAATCACCTACAACGGAAAGCCAGTTCTTGGCTACGAGGAGGACCGGCCATGAAGCACTACTGGAGGGACGATTACACGCCACCCCCGATGTGGATTGTGCCAGCGGGGATAGCCAGGGTGCGGTGCGGGTTTTGCAGCACCGTCCGCGACGAACCGCTGGACGAACCCCTCGGCAAGTGCCCGGTGTGCGCGCAGTGGGACAACCATGAGCTGCGGCTGATGCTCAAGCACACGCTCGGCTATCTGCCCGAAGTGAAGGAGAAGCCATGAAGCAAAAACCAAAGACACCCTATCAGCATCTACTGGAGGATGCGCGTAAGTGGGCGTTCGAGGTTGAGCACCCTCGCATGGCGCCCATGTTTCTCTACGATGCTAAAGCGATTGTCAATAGGGTAGGATTTCGTATGGACGATTTGCGGGAGCGCGTGCTGGCTGCTGACCAGTTGGGCTACGACGTGCGTGTGCGTGTGGACAATGACGGAAATCTTCGCGCCGAATATGTGAAGCGACCGTCTCTAGCGCCGTACAAGCTGAGATAGGATATAAACCCGAAGGAGAAGCCATGAAGATCATGCGTGACGGTAAGGAAGTGGACCCGGCGTTGTTCGGCGTGGTGGTGCCCTTGCAGAAGGGCAAGCGGCTGACCGATACCAGCGAGTGGCCGCCGATGGGAGAGGACGACATGCAGCGCAGCCGCGACATGGTGGGGCTGATGCTGGTAGTAATCGTGTTTGAAACCGGCATGCTTGTCGGGGCCATGCTTGTAGCACTGTTTGGAGGTTGAGGTATGAGCGCGAAGCTGTGCAAGGACTGCCGGTGGTATAAGGCGGAGTGGAAGTTCTCTAGGCCAGACTGCACGCACCATTTGCGCTCTCCTCGTCGCCTGGTCATGGCCATGGAAGCTGTGTATCTACCCCGCGTTCAGTTCGCCGCACATGACGACATGGTTGTTGATCCTCCGACACCATTTTACCGCACAGAGAAATGGCTTTCATGCGCCCATACGAGTCGGGATCGGTATGGTTCCTGCGGTCCTGAAGGCAAGTTGTGGGAACCGAGACGCACATTGTGGCGTCGGATGAAAGGATGGTGGATACGGTGAAGCCGATAGTTTTCAAAGAGCGCACGGGCACGCTTGGGAGGCCAGTTGGCATAACGGAAGAACAATGCGGGTCGCTATCAGTGCACCAGACAGGAGAGCAAGTGATTTCGTGTTGGCGCGCGTCGTGGCGCGAGCGCCTTTCCTTGCTGGTGTTCGGGAGGGTCTGGTTGTGGGTGTGGTCTGGCAACACGCAGCCGCCAGTCACGCTTGAAGCCACGCGCACGGTATTCTCTTCCCGACGCCCGTGGTGGCGTCGGCTGTTTGGAGGTTGAGACATGAGCGAGAAACTTAAGCCGTTGACTACTAGTATTCAGGTTTCGTTGTGCAAGCATCAGATGGCTACTTCGCGGTGTCCTGCATGTGCAGAGATTTCCAATGCCCGCCGCGAGGCGTTCGAGGAGTGCATTATGATTGCGGAGCCACAGCCCGGACCAGAGCCTAGAGATTTTCAGGCATACCGAATACAAGTATCAACGCAAAGATGGATCGCTGATGCTCTCCGCGCCCGCCTAGCCGAACTGGAGAAGGAGAAGCCATGAGTACGCAGGAAGAACGAGAACGGGCGCTGAAGGTAGTTCTAAATGATCTGGAGTGCAACATCGATGGTGTTCCCTCCAGTTACGACGACACAATTAGAGCGCAGATGCGCGGGCATATCGAAACCCTCCGCGACCGCGTCCGTGAGGAGCATGAGCGGATGGAACGTAAAGTCCGCCGCGAGGCGTTCGAGGAGTGTATCAGGATTGCGGAGACAACTCCGCTGGTACAGTTGTCACCTTTGGCAGACCGGCAGCAGGCCGCGATTACCTCCAACCTCCGCGCCCGCCTAGCCGAACTTGAGAAGGAGAAGCCATGAGCGACGACGTTGAATATTTCCGCACCTATATGATGATGAGGGTGGAGCGCGAGCGTGCCTATGCCGAGTACCTCCAAGCGTCAACATCGTTGGAGTTGGCGTGGGTGCATGAGCGAGCGGCTGAGTTGGCGAGCCAGAGCGAGCCGCTTGAGACGGCGTGCGGACTGATGGATAAGCGCGCCCTCGCCATAGCGGCAGCCAAATACGTCGCATTCGGGAAAAAGATACAACCCTGAAGGAGAAGCCATGAAGTACGCAATGCTTGCCGCAGTTTTCGTGATGCTGATTGCCCCGGTGCGTTTTGTCGGGTTTCCAGATCTGGAACCGCGCACGTCGCC